AGCGATAACAACCTACATTTACTTAAAAGTAAAACTCGTTTTCGACCCACCAACATCTTCATTCGTAGTAACATCGCTAGAATCCCAGACGAACGAATTGGAATGGAGGTTTAAGGTTGGAACTGAACTAGCAAAGGAGCTATGATCATGTTTAATCCTTATCCAACATCGGCGCCATGGAATAACACTACGGCGGTTCCTTGGAACAATCTTTACCAGCCGTACAATCCAGTGCCAAATCAACCATCTCAGGCAGCCAGTCTTCAGTTGACATTTGTTAACGGAATGGATAGTGCCAAAGCGTACCCTACTCAGCCAAATAGCCGAGTAGCCTTGTTCGACGAGAACGAAGACATCATGTACATAAAGACGACCGACGCAAGCAATTTCCCAACAATCAAACGTTATCGTTATGTCGAAGAAAAAGAATCAACAAACTCCTCGCCGGAGATATATGTCACCAAAGAAGAGTTTGATCAGTTTAAGGAGGAAGTTCTGAATGCCCAGCAGTCTCTATCAGCAGGCAAATCAAATCCCAATCCAAAATCAAAATGGAATGGTAAACAACCTGCAACGAATAAAGAGTATGATGGAAATGGTCAGGAACAGTAATAACCCTCAAGCCATGTTACAATCTATCGTTGCTCAGAACCCGCAAATGCAACAGGTTATGACAATGGTAAATAACTGCGGAGGTGATCCTAAAACAGCATTCTACAACATGGCTAAGGCAAAAGGAATAGATCCCGACTCAATAATTAATATGCTCAAATAATCTTAATAATACAACTTACCACAAACTTGATATAAATTCTGCAGATTTATATAGAACTATTTTCAGGAGGTATTTTTTATGAACGATGCTTTAACAGCTAGTGATGTTGCTCTGTTGAACAACAACCGCAACAACGACGATTTCATGGGTTCCTCTTTTATGTGGATCTTCGCCCTGTTAATTCTCGCTGGTGGCGGATTTGGTAATGGTTGGGGTGGCAACGGCGTGAATAACGCTGCTACTCAGGACTTCATCCAGAACGGATTCAATTTTAATGATTTGCAGGATCAGAACAGAGACATTATGACCGCAATCTCTAACGGCACAGCTCAGGCTGTCTCTGCGGTAGACCAGGCAAAGTACGAAAACATTTCAGTGGCCAAGGACATCCAGGCCAATCTGTCGGGCCAGCTTAGTAATATTGCTATGGCTCAGCAGGCTTCAATCGCAAACTCCAACGAGTGTTGCTGCAACATTCTCAGATCAATCGATGGCGTGAATTACAATGCTGCTCAGAATACAGCCGCTATCAACGCAAACACTACGGCTCAGATTCAGAAGCTTATGGACGTTGTTCAGGGTAATCGCATGGCAGACATGCAGAACCAGATCAACCAGCTTCAGCTTCAGAGTGCTATGTGTGGTGTAGTTCGCTATCCGCTGTCAAGCGCGTATTACGCGGGCAATAGTCCGTTTATGACTTGCAGTTCTTGCTGCAATAGCTAACTACGATTGGTAAACGATACGGGAGTAGTCTTTGGATTGCTCCCTAATTCGTTTTTAAGGAGGTAATTCAAAATGATTGAAGCTTATTCGAAAAATGTAACTGTTACAACCAATTCCACAATCCCTTTGAATAACATTGCTATTGATAAGGGCTGCGGAGTTTCGATAAATGGATCTACTATAACATTCAATAAATGTGGAGTGTACAAAGTAACCGTATCAGCAACCGTTACTGCTACCGTAGCAGGACTACTTTCTTTCCAGATATTTAAGAATGGTTCTCCTCAGGTTCAGGCAATTACGTCAAACACTTCTGCTGACGCAACTTCTTTGAATAGTATGTCTATAACTACACTCGTACAGGTTCCCACCAACAATTGCAGATGCGATTCTTGTACGTCACCAACGACAGTAAACGTTGTAAATACCGGAGTCGGAGCTACATATGGTAATGTAGACATTGTGGTGGATAAGATCGACTAACTATGAAATTCAACGATGATTTTTTAGATGCCTTAGCTGTTGTATCATTCGTCATAGGTATAATGAACTATGAAGAGAACTTGACGCAGAGCGATAAAGACGACATCATGAAAGGTCTAGACGAGCAGACTGCTGCAATACTTGAAAAGTTAGAATCAGACTTGAATGCTCAGAATGACATGTTAGCTTATCAGAACACAATGCTGGAACACATACTAAGTAAATTGGAGGAATCGGAATGAATGTACGATATTTTAAATGTCAGATTCACGATGAACTTCACGGTGCAAAAGACTACATCGAAAAAGCCATCGAGATTCGAGCAATGAATCCGACTTGGGCTAAGACCTTGGCGGATATGAGCGCTACTGAACTTTCTCATGCTACTCATTTGTATGAAATGTTTGAGCAGTACTATAAAAAGCTCTCTGAAGAGTATAAAGAGATGCCCGATTATATTCAGGAGACTAAAGACTGCATCGTAGACATGTATGTGGAAAAATCTGCAAAAGTCAAATACATGCACGAGATGTTCGGAAAGTAATTATATTTTTAAAGGAGTGGTATTCATATGAATAATGAACTTTATCATCATGGAATACTGGGAATGCGGTGGGGCGTTAGACGTTATCAGAATGCTGATGGTTCGTTGACTGCTGCTGGGCAGAAACGATATGATAAAGTTGCGAGTAGCTCTCATCTTCAGAAAAAAGATACTAAATCCGCTGTATCTATTTTATCCGAAAAATCTAAAACGTTGGATGCCGCCTCGAAATCAAATCTTAAGAAGGCTATTAAAACGTATAAAAAAGCCACGAATTACGAAACCGATATGATGGTAAAAGAGCTTTCTGGAGATAAACAGGGATATTCTAAGTATAGTGAGAAAGCCGGAAATGCATACAAGAAAGCAGAAACTTATGCAACGCTTGCATCGCAATTAAAGTCGGATAAGAGAAAAACAGATAAAAAGATTTCTGATATTTCAGATGGAACTCTTAAAGCTGGAAAAGATTTTATAGTCCAGAGAGACTACAATTGGAACCTCTATGTAATTACTAAAGATTCTACATTAATCGAAAATAAGAGGCGTGGTGATTCTAGACACGGGCAATAAATGCTCGGTCTTAGACTATGAATAAAGGAGGATGAAATGATGAACATGAAATCCATCATTCCACATGATTGTAATGACGATGAAGACGAACTTTATCATCATGGCATTCTCGGCATGCGATGGGGCGTTAGGCGCTATCAGAACGCAGATGGAACTTTAACTGCTGCCGGTAGAAAACGCCTTGAAAAGAAAGAAGCCAAGACCGAAGCAGATAGGCAGGCGATAATCAAATCTGGTTCCGCCGAAATAGTTAAACAGCATCAAGCAGAACTTTCTAATCAGGAACTCAAAGATGCTCTAGAGAGAGTAAATTTAAACCAAAGATTATCCGAGGTAGATGCTAAAAAGAAAGAAGCCGCTTCCGAAAAAGTTGAGAGAGTAGCTAATACGGTAAAGAGTGTATCCGACATAACGTCTAGTGGAGTTAAGATTTATAACACTGTGGCAACCGTTCGAAATACATTTACAACTAAGAGTAATAAATGGCGTACTATAGGCAGTAATAAAACTAAGGATAAAAAAAACTCCACCTCTGAATCAGTGATAGAGTCGTTCACTAGTAGCTCCTCAGACGATGCTTCTACTACCAACACGACGTCTAAAACAAACGCTTCTGCTAACAATACTCGAAAAAAATCTAACACCACTGGATCGAGAGCAGAAAGTTTCGTAAACAACGCTAGTCAGAGTGCTAATTCGTCTTCGTTCAATAAAAAGAAAAAAACATACACTGAAGAAGCAAAAGCTTTTGTTAGAAACGAATCTCACATATGGGATGGCGTAAAGGCGTCTGACGTTATTGACGTTGATGGAAACTATCTAATGGTAGTCTAAATTCAAAATGGAATCATAAAGGAGGTGGGCTCAATATCATTATCTAATACTGCAATTCCTAAATACTATGGTCGTTTTAGAGATTCTGTAATTAGAGGAGAGATACCTGTTAATCAGGAAGTTTCTATGGAGATGAATAGAATCGACGATCTTATAGCTAATCCAAGTATCTACTATGACGACGAAGCTGCGGAAGGATTTATTAGATACTGTGAAGGAGAACTCACCTTGACAGATGGTTCTGATTTAAACTTGCTAGATACCTTTAAGCTTTGGGCGGAAGAGATCTTTGGTTGGTACTATTTCGTAGATAAGTCGATCTATCAGCCTTATAAGACGGGCAAAGGTGGACGATTTGTTACTATGCGAGTAAAGAAGCGTTTAATTAATAAGCAATTCCTAATTGTAGGAAGAGGCGCGGCCAAGTCGGTATATGGGTCGTGTATTCAATCGTACTTCTTAAATGTGGATTGCTCGACTACGCATCAGATTACAACAGCTCCAACCATGAGGCAGGCTGAAGAGATCATGTCTCCGCAAAGAACTGCTATTACAAGAGCAAGGGGGCCTTTGTTCAAGTTTCTAACAGAGGGATCATTACAGAATACAACTGGTTCTATCGCCAATCGAGTAAAGCTCGCCTCTACGAAGAAAGGCGTTGAAAATTTCATCACTGGATCATTGCTCGAGGTTCGTCCTATGAGCATAGACAAGCTTCAAGGTCTTAGATGTAAAGTTGCTACAATCGACGAATGGCTGTCTGGAGACATACGCGAAGACGTTGTTGGCGCGATCGAGCAGGGCGCATCCAAAGTCGATGACTATTTGATCATTGCTTTGAGCTCTGAAGGAACCGTCCGAAATGGTTCTGGCGACACAATCAAAATGGAACTGATGTCCATTCTTAGAGGCGAATACATTCAACCACATGTATCTATATGGTATTACAAGTTGGACGATGTCAAAGAAGTTGCTGATCCAGACATGTGGCTTAAGGCAAATCCTAATATTGGACGAACCGTTTCGTACGAAACCTATCAGTTAGATGTAGAAAGAGCCGAGAAAGCTCCTGCTGCACGAAATGATATTTTGGCGAAACGATTCGGAATACCAATGGAAGGATTTACATACTTCTTTACCTACGAAGAAACCATACCCCATAGAAAAAGGGACTTTTGGTCTATGCCTTGTGCTCTTGGAGCAGACTTATCTCAGGGAGACGACTTCTGTGCATTCTCATTTATGTTTCCTCTTGCTAATGGTTTTTTTGGAGTAAAGGTTAGAAGCTACATAACCTCTTTAACTCTTATGAAACTTCCCTCTGCTGCTAGAGTTAAGTATGAACACTTTCTTAATGAAGGAAGTTTGATCGTTCTTGAAGGAACCGTTTTAGACATAACGGATGTATACGATGATCTAGACAAATACATCATTGATTCTGGCTACGACGTTAGATGCTTTGGTTTTGACCCATATAATGCAAAAACTTTCGTTGAACGATGGGAAACCGAGAATGGGCCATTCGGAATTGAAAAAGTAATTCAGGGAGCTAAGACCGAGACGGTTCCTTTAGGAGAATTGAAGACTCTAGCAGAAGAGCGGATGCTTCTATTCGATCAGGAGCTTTTCAGTTATACAATGGGAAACTGTATAACTCTCGAAGATACTAACGGAAATCGAAAGCTTCTCAAAAAACGACGCGATCAAAAGATCGATAATGTGTCTGCTTTAATGGATGCATATGTAGCTTTCAAGGCTCATAAAGACATGTTCATATAGTAAGGAGGACGATATGCCAAAAGATGGTACTTTAGGTAGTCGAATAAAAAATGCCTGGAACGCCTTTAAGAATGATGAACCTCAAATTTACAATTATCAGAGTCTTGGCTCAATAAGCAGTTATAGGCCCGATAGACCTAGATTGACTCTTGGTAATGAACGGTCGATTATAAATTCCATATACAATCGAATAGCCCTTGATGTAGCCGCCATTTCTATACGACATGCGAGGGTTAATGAGAACGGAGATTATGTAGAAGATATTGATTCAGGTCTTAATAATGTCTTAACAACAGAAGCGAATATTGACCAGACGGGTAGAGCCTTTGTTCAGGATATTGTTTTAACT